GAAATTGGCATGCTCCAATTTGTTGTACCTTGCATAAAAGGACCAATGCTTAATGTTAAACCTTGGCAGCTAATTCCTCCTCCATAAGTATTCGTAAACTGCCTTGAAGGTATATTTTGAATTGCCATATTAGTTACTGAGCCGCTGCTATTCGCTATTGGAGCTGCTGTACTTGAAACCTGTGCATTAACTGGAGCGGAGATTAATAGGACTGCTGCTAGGAGACGTTTCATTGACTAAATGTAGATGTAGTCTCTGTTAATTGTTCAATGTCTGTTTCGCGGACAATAACCGTGTGTTGCGTAAGCCCTGGCCCCGAATAAGTTTCCGAGAACTGAAACGCACCGCCTTCTTCCACAATGTTCCACCCAGGTTTATCAGTAGGATCAAGCCCCACCCAGCGACTAGTAATACCATCAACAGTGTGCGAAGTGTAATTTAATGCCATTGGAGCAATGACATCATCAGGCTTTACGTTTGAGCCTGACGCAGTGTACTCCCAGCCAGTTCGATAGGTCGAGGAGTTAATCACTTCATTCACCTTAGTTTTTGTTGTCGTAGTGCTACTGGTTGTCCCCTGTTGAAAATTAGGAATAACTGGGACTGCCGCAGCAGTTGTTGCGTTAAGCAGAATAAATACAACAAACAATCTAAGTCTCATTTAACAGTTAGCTCCTGAATCACCTGTCCTATAGCCGTAGTACCCGCTGAACCCGGTGTGATTGCAATAGCACCATCCGTGGCAATCGTACCAGCCAAGTCACCTTTGACTCCGCCTGAGGTTGTTGTAGTGCTGCCAAAAATCGGCAGGCTAGGCACTACTCCGGCGGTGACTGTTGTTGAGAGGATTGCTGGGACGTCGTCTCCTTCTGTATATGATTCCGCATACGAAAATGCGTCACCAGCTGTAGTAATACTGTATTCACCTGGAGTGTATCCAAGAGCGGTGCCTGAAGTAAGCGTGCCAAGCACGGGCTCAGTGCTAAGAGTCACGTTGTTACCACTGACAGCAAATGAACTTGGAATGCGCGTTGCAACTGATCCAGCGCCATCGACAGTAAGTTGGATCGAACTGGAGATTTTGTTGATGACATCAGCTTGAGCTGAATCGGCAATCAATGTGAGCCCGAATGCTATGAGGAAACGCTTCATTTTTTGACAGCGGGAGCAGTGCTTGACTCTAGTTTAGGCTCTTCCTTGTTTTTGCCGTTCTTGCCAACGCTGACGCCATAGGAGCTAAGAACAGCTGTCAGCATCGAGGCGGCGAAGGTTGGGTCCATGGCTTTGACCTGTCCGAGATACGACAGCGAGAGACAGGCCAGTGACCACGCCAAGACGATCAAACGGATGAGATCTGAGATCCAGCCTGGATGCTCTTCGTTTTGGTTAGCCATTGCGCAAGACAGCTACGCTTAAAGGGTAACGCTGATTTTGATCCATGCTGCTACTGATCAAGCCAATTTTGTTTAGGTTCCTTCAGTCTGAAGGCGTCAAGAAAATGCTGATCGAGATGCTGGAGGCGTATGCCAAGACGACTGATAACACGATTGATGATCGTGTTGTGGATTACGTGAGGCAGAATCTGTTCCCAACCAGCAGGGTAGAGAAGTGAAACCGCTCTGGGGTTTAGCACTAGGCTGGTTTTTTCTTGGTGGAGCGGCAGCCGGAATGGTAGGACTTTCCGGTTTGTTATTTGCGGCTGCATATACCGCTGGGCAAAGTTCTGGTTGCCAAGCCTCGTTAGAATGAAACAACGCATTTGGTTTTCTGTGGGCTTGCTGTCATTGCTACCGTTTTTCCAGCATTTTAGAGATGACTCCCCTCACCAACTTGCCGCTATTAAAGAGCTTGAGGAATCCATTGACCCGGAATTACTTAAGACGGATGCCGAATGGTTTGAATCATGGAAGGCATCTGGATACGATCAAGAGATCTTCATGCCATACTTCACCCAACACGATAACATCACAGGGACTGGTTATCGAGAGTGTTTCAGCTCAGCGGCTGCGATGGTGGCAGCTTTTAATGGTAAGGTTAAAACAGATGATGAATATAACCAGATTCGCGCCAAGTTCGGTGATACGACGTCTGTTCAAGCGCAGGTTAAAGCGTTAGAAAGTCTAGGCTTAAATGTGCAATTTCGAAATGACGGCGATGCGGATTTAATAGAACTAGAAGTAGAAAACGGTAGGCCAGTTATGGTGGGCTGGTATCATCATGGCGACCTGTCTTTAGGCCACTCAATATCATGTGGAGGCATGGGTTGCGGCCATTGGAGCGTAATCAGTGGATATTACGGCAAGAATAGTGCTGACCCCGGTTGGATTATGCAAGACCCTAGAGGCGAACCAGACCTAATCAAAGGTGGTCACAAAAACCCGCACAGAGGCCGTGACGTCAAAGTTCTTCAACGTGAGTTCAAACCACGCTGGGAAGTAGAAAGCCCTGGAACTGGCTGGGTAATTTTGGTGGACAATGAGTGATCTTTACTGGCTATGGGCATTTATGCACAGCTTCTTTACGACAGTTGTGATCACTTGCGCTCACCCCACAAATTGGGATAATTGTTTTCCTGTGCATGAATGGATGGTGCCTTGGATTCATGACGTGGTTCACATGCACGAAAACGGTGCTTATCATGCGGAAAAATGCACTTTGCAGCAATCCCATGGACTGGATGATCGTCACTCCAAGCCTTGAGGAAGAACTGTCAATAGAGCGATCCGTTCGGGAAGTGCAAAGCTGTGATGACAATGAAATGCTTAGGCACCTTTGTGAAGCCCTTGTGCGGCAGAGCTGGCATCAAGGGAAACTTTTGGCGCAGGCCGTAACTCACATTGCATCTTTAGACGATGAGTTTGATTGAGAAATCTGCAAAAAATAGTTATAAAGCCAAACAGCTTGCCAATCCTGGCGGTGACACCGCATCATTCCAGCAAATTCGACGCACCATTGCCACTCGCCGTTTTGGTAGATGCGTTTGATGGTAGGTGCTGCCATAAAAAAAGGGAGCCGAAGCCCCCGTTACCCTCTTCTGTCTAAGACTAGAAAGGAATGTCGCCGCTGTCACCTGGCTTGGGCTTTGCGTCGCTTAGAGCCATTAACAGGTAGTCATTGCCTGCCTTGCTTTCACGCGGCATTAGGTTGGCACGCAGCCGCACGCAATCCTCACCTTTTTGGTTTTGCACGCGATCTGCAGTTTTGGCCCATTCAAAGAGCTTGCGAAGTCCGTCTGTAGGAACTTCCATTGAGGCCCAATAGTGGCCGTCTTTTTCTTTGTCTTTGTTGAAGTTGCCCCAAACTGTGAAGGCATCAGGCTTGCGATCAGGCATTAGTTCCGTTGAAGAATTGAGAGATGATAGAGAAAAGAGCCGAGTTGATTACGCCGTCATGGTTTCGATCTGCATAGTGTTGCAGCTGTTCCGACAGGCGTTCATCTAGCCGAACTTGAAAGTGACGATGCGAACGCTTGGCGTCCGTTTTGTCTTGCGAAGATTTTGTGTTAGGCATTGCATTCTAGCGTTGCTTGTACTCCCCTACATTATCTTGAATCCATTTTTCATGTTTTTTGCTTGTGATCAATGGGGCAATTTTTGCGTCTTTGCTCAGGTTGAAGCGACTGCGGAATGCTTCGACAAACATCTCACGGTTAGAGGCGGGCATGTCGCTGATCCACTGCAGAAGCAGTTTGCGCTCATCTTCTGAAAGTGGCTGATCGTCTGGGTTGACGTCTTTGACTTTTGGGGCTGGTGCTGGATTGCGTTGGGTTTTAGCATCTAATTTTTCGTCAGCAAAATCACCGTCAACATCCATGTCAGCTGTCAATCCAAGGATTGAAAGCAGGCTGTATCGTCGAGAATACGTGCAACTGCCACCCCAATCGTGCAATGGATTTTTTCCGCGTCCTGCAACAACCATGGGCAATCGACTGATGAGCTTAGCCCCGCTGACGTGGAGCAACTGAGTGACGAGGACCGGATTGTTGTCATGGCTGCTTGGCTCAAAGCCTTGCGAGACAACCAATCCATTTTTGAGCAAATGCGGCGTAACAGTTGAAAGAACTGTTTCAAGATCTGCAAACTTGCCGTACTGTGCAGAAGCAGTCTTGTTGATGGGCGAAACTGTTTTGTGAAATTCCACCAGAGCCTCAATTAAGGGCTGTAACGGTGATAATGGCGCAGGGTTGTTCTCTGTCATTGGCGTAGCGTTTGTGTGCAATGAGGCTGATTACCTGGGCATCGTCGTTGTAGACGATGCCATCGGAGAGGCTATCCAGAATTGCGCGTGAAAGTTTGTCCACGTCGCCGATACGTGCTGTGCAATGGGCAGGGGCTTTAGGGTTTAGCTGCCCGTTAGTTCGGAAGTGGTTTTTAGGCCGTGCAAAGACAAACGTGACTGATAAAAAAATAGCCGCGTTCATGTTGGCATACCAGCTTTCTGGACGCAACTCAAGTGCCGTGTGTTTGACGTCAAGACGCCATGGCTTGCATCGTTGTGATGACTCCACCATGACGCCGTTCCCGACATGACGCTTGCTGCCTTGAGGCGCAGGCTTGCCCAACACAGTGAACGTGTAGGTGTCAGTGGATTGGTGACAATCGGCTGTAAGCTCGGTCAATGGCTGAGTTCAGAAGGATCTGAGCAAGTCTGGTCGGGCTGAGTTTAGCCTGCTCAAATTCCAATAGCTCTCCAGCAACTGAAACGCTAGCCATGTTATTGGCTGTTGCTTCTGAAATTTTGTTGAGCTTGTCAGCGCGTGATGGGTCAAGGTTGATTGAGACTGATTTCATTTGAGGGAATCACAAGCTTTTTGAATGCCAGCGTTGCAATCGCGGGCAGTTAGTTGATCAAGGGTGCTAGTCATGGAGTACCAAAAGGCACCGCCTAATAGCAGGGCAAACGCAATCGAGATGATGGCATTTGTTTTAGAGCTGCTGCGCTCAGGATCGTAAAATCGTGAACGCAGCTTAGAGGTTGAATAGGTTTTCATGAGCTAAAGAGGTGTGCTCAAACGCATGATGACACAGTTGGTATGCCATGTCAACCAATGCGCTCAAGTTTTTCAAGGATTGCCCTGCGAGCCCAAGCGGTCACAGGGATGTCAAGCTTTGCGGCTTCTGCTTTGCACCGCTCTAAAAGGTCTGGCTTGAGGGTAACAGACAGCATGTGACGGCGCTTAGTCGTGCTCATGCTTCCTCCTTGTCGGCACGCTGACTGTCGCGCAGCTGTTTGAGATGGTCAGGATAAACGCCAGGATTATGACCCCGCTTGTTATATCTTGGCAAAGTTTTGTCAAGTCGCTTGAGCAATTTGCGGTAAGCCTTTGGATCATCCGCCTTTGAGGATGTATTAGCCATTTGATTTATTACTGTTGTCACGACTTCCCGCATATACTGCCTCATTTCATCTGTCATTAACTGTGCGTAGGTGTGCTGTCGGTTACCGCGATCATCTTCTGGATTTATGTCTTTAAGAGTTTCATATATTTTTTCAGGCAGCCTGTGATAAACAAGCTCAGCAATGCAGACCTTGGCGTACGGGTGGCCAAGAGTAACTCCCGTGACCCGTGCGAAATGTTTGTAAAAATCACCCCCAAAAAGAGGAAAGTGTTTGCCCGCATCAAGGCGAATGGCCCAATCAAGTAATCGGTCTTCAGTAGACCGTTCGTCTTGTACCCCAAACGCTTCTTGATAGGTGCGTTCCAGCGAATGGACAGCAGAAAGGCCAAGTAGTTCAAGCGCTGGCTTGGAATACTTGCCGCCACCTAAGGCAACTTGCTTCCAGATCTCAACTACCATCGGTAAGTTGATGGTGTAGGCGACACTGCCATATCCCATAACACCGGGACATTTAAGGGGCTGGATTATGGCCCCCGGTGAATTGGCCTCAGAAGGGGTCAAATCATTGTCGCCCACTTGGTTTTCGGCCCCCGGTGAGACTAGCAGTCGCTTGAGGATGTCAGCTGCAATCCAGTCGCCAGTACCGAGAGCTTTGCCAGTGCTGCTGATGGACTGGCGGAATTCGCCGTTTTCCAGCATAAAGCCTTCAAGCTCAATCGGCCCAAATTTGATTGTTTTTGGGTAAGCGACGACTGGTTTTTGGTCGCCTGCAAGGTCTTTGAGTGTTGGCAAGAGAATTAGATGCAACGCCATAAACCTTACAGCAATGCTGCAGGGCGTCAAGCGTTTTTCTTTTTTGCTTTACCCTTCTGCCGTTTCGGCTTGGCAGCCATCGCATCAACAGTCTCCCGATAGCCAGGAGACTCTGGCACCTCTGCCCTACGCAGGATCTCTGTCCAGTTCACGCCTGCTTGAACCAATCGCCTGTCTGGGCAAGCTCGGCAATGACTTCGTCTTTAATTTTGAATTTGCCCCATTTTTTTGAGAATTTTGAAATTGTCTCGTCAGGCATCACAACTTCAGCTGTCGCCCAGACATGGTCACAGGCTTTGCACTGCCTGCGCCTGCTGATGGCCAAATCACTGGTGTGGCGCGACTCTAAGACACAA